GGCAATGTTTTTAAAGATGCACAAGGTCAGCCACTGACACAACGCATCAAACAAGGGGACATCGCCAGCACAGTGGCCTGGTTAGAGACCATCACAGGACTTGATCTATCACATGATCGGGATGAGGCAGGCATTCCCATCAAGTGGCTGGGATCCACAGGCAAAAAAGCCGACTCAGGCGATCTAGATCTTGCTGTGGATGCCACAGAAATAACCAAGGCCGAACTCAAGGGCCAACTGGATGCCTGGGCCACAAAACACCGACAAGATCCCCGAGACTGGACACGCCTTACAGGTGAAGCAGTACACTTCAAAACACCCATACAAGGCGATCCCAAACGTGGTTATGTACAAACAGACTTTATGTTCATGCCCAATATGGAATGGGGCACATTTTGGCTGGGTGGCGGCACAGGATCAGCCTACAAAGGTGTGTTCCGAAATGTATTAATGTCAAGCATTGCCAAAGCACTGGGACTCAAAGCCTCGGCCAAAGGCATCATCAGCCGTGAAACAGATCGAGTGGTCACAATGGATCCAGATGAGGCTGCTGGCATACTGTTGGCTCCACAGTACAAACGCAATCAGTTGATGACTGTGGAAAGCATTTACAAGGCCTTGGCCATGGATCCTGACCGTGACGCCAAACTGGCAGACTTCCGTGAATATATCGCACGTGAAGGTGTGAAAGAACCTGACATGGGCATGGCCGAAAGTGATGTACACTTCTTGGCTCGCCTGCGTGATCGTATTGTAAACCGTGGCTATGTGGCCTTGGTAGAAGCAGAACAAGCGGGAGTTGGCGGCCGAGCCAAGGGCATTGAACACCTGGAAGATCTGGTGTTTCGTCGTGGCACACAAGGCATCCGAGATGCACTAGAGATTGTGAAACATGCTACTCAGCAACCTCGAACCGTGACGGCCAAGTGGGATGGCAAACCTGCTGTGATATTTGGACGCAAACCTGCCACAGGTGAGTTTGTGTTGACAGATGGTTCAGGGTTCGAAGCCAAGGGCTACGATGGACTTGCCACAAGTCCTCAAATGATGACCGATATACAAAGTCATCGTCCCGGCGACAGAACTGAACTGATTCAAATTTATACCACATTATTCCCCATACTAGAAGCCGCACTGCCTCCCAACTTTCGAGGCTATGTCAAAGGCGATTTACTGTACATGTCAACACCCCTTGTGGAAGCAGGTAACTATGTGTTCAGGCCTAACACCGTGGAGTATAAGATTCCTGTCAAAAGTTCACTGGGGCAACGCATTGGTGCTAGTGACATTGGCATTGCCATTCACTCAATGTATGCAGATGCAGGCGATGCACGTCAACCACTAAGTGGAGTAAAGTTCAATGAAGTTCCAGGCCTGATGCTAGAAAGGCCAGCAAGTCCACGAGCACTCGAAACTGAAACTTCAGCAGAGAAGCAACTCAAGGCATTGATCAAGAGTCAGGGCAAAAACATAGACACCTTGTTCAATCCTGCTGAACTCAGAGCACACAAGATCACAGACCTTGCCAAACTGTGTGTGGATTTTATCAACACCAAGGTAGGTGCACCACTCAATGGCGCCACACTACTGCCTGAGTTTGGCGAGTGGTTGCAGACCCGAGTGACTCCACAAAAGTTCCGCAATATTGTGGAATATCTAAACAGCCCTACTTCCAACACCCCTGCTTTGGCCGCGGCATTCAACGCATTCAACTTGCTACACGATGTCAAAATGCACCTGCTACGCCAAGCAGACTCCGAGCATCCAGGGCAAGAAGGCTGGGTCATGGCCACCCCTGTGGGCTATGCCAAGGCAGTCAATCGCTTTGATCCCATGGCATTTGCGGCTCAAAATCGTCAGAGAAACAATCCGCAACAGGCGTGATTTTTCCAAAAGATATAAATAAAAGCAGGTCCTCCAAGACCACTAACTTAAAGGAAAACGGAAATGGCAACATTTACAAAAACAAATGGTACTACCCAACCAGTCTTTGCACTGGACGTAGCAAACGGTTCTATCGCTGGTACAGCAAACGTCGCGGCCCAAGGCCCAGTGATGTTGTCTGGCCCAAAGCTAGACTTCTTCTTATTGACAGCAAATGCCGCATTGACAAATGCTGGTAACGTCAACGGTTATTTGAACAACGTGTTTCAAGCAATCCAATCTGGCGCTGGTATCACTGGTGGCGGTGCAGGCGGAACAATTGCGTTCTACCAAGCAGGCCCAACAGCAGGTTTAATCAGTCTTGCTATCTACCCAAGTGGTGCTTACACAACAGCAACATTGGTAGCGGCTGCTCAAACAGCCAACGCAACTGGTGGTTTGAACATCGGCATCCCAACTGGTAACGTTTCTAACGTGGCCACATTCACTGGCTTGCAGACTTAATAACTAATTTTTAGTTAATGAACCCTGGACGTAAAAACTCCAGGGTTTCTTTTTGGCATTAAATACTCATAGAATGAAAATCATATGCCGTACTCTTTTTGATTGCAGTCTCACCGGTGTGACAGGACACTTTAGATCAAGTGAAATTCCTTTTGTGGATCGTGCTGGACAAACTGTCAACAATCAACCGGACTGGAATCATTCACGCAACCAACAACGCAACTGGGAAACACTGTTACAGATCATAAGTTTACGCACTCAGCCCGTGGATCTCACTGTGCCTGCTGAAACAGATGGAGTATGGGAGTTTGAATTTCGAAGTGAATCACAGGGTGTGTTTGAAATGTACGGAGACCCTGATCCCCTGGCCGGCCTCAGAGTTGACTGTGAAGGTGTGCCCATGATGCTGAATCTCAAGGAACAGCCCAGCCTGGCACCCACAATAACCACAGCAGGTGAAGATCAGAACATTTGGTTCATTGCGGTAAATAATGCATTGGAGTAATCATGATTGAAGCCACTGACATCGAAAAGAAAAGCCTGGAAGCACACGTGGAATTGTGTGCCGAACGCTACAACGCCCTGGAAGACAAGATGACTGCCATGGGCGCAAATATTGCACATCTTTGCGAGATGGTGGCCGAAGTCAAAAATAGTGTGAGTCAAATGAACAATCAACGCAACAATCAACTGCTCAATTGGGCTGTGGGATCCATTGGAGTGCTGATGGCCGCACTGGGCTACATGGTCTCTCACTACGTAATAAAATGACCCGTGATCAAAAACTAGAAGATTTTGCCGAGCGTGAGATCAAACGCAACATTGAATCTATTATATTGGACAATGGCACCGGTGGCATTGTGGTGTTTGGCAAGTACTGTATCGAGTCTGATGGCACAAGATCCAGAGTCAATACCTGGGACAGAGAAATACACAGTTTCAGCAGTAAAAAAACAGCCATGAGTTGGTGCACTGCCGATCACCAGCAACAGTACAATTTAAGCAATTTGATCTTGGTGCTGGACCGTAAAAAACAAGCCTTGGCTGCAGACATATACTGTCGCAAAACAGTGGGCGAACGTGGACGCCATGAGAGTTTTTATGAAATTGTAAACATGAAAATTCAACCCAAAATAGACTTGTATAATTCTGTTGCCGCAGAATTAGAAAAATGTGTAAATCGGGCTAAATATCTACAGATTAAGGGATTCAATAATGAAACTGCAAGAACTAGCGGCTCCCAAGCCAAGTAAACAAATTGCCAAAGTATTCGAAAGTTACTTTGGTTCACGTATTCGTTTTGATCAATTGTCACGCAATCAAACTCGTGTGATGTTGAGCAAAGTACAAGGTGTGCTAAAAGAGCACCGTGGTACCACAGCCCGTCACAGCAGTGAAACCAATCCCAAGTATCTGCAACTGGTCATGATGGAACAGGCCTTGACTGCCCGACTAAAAGAAACCACCATGCCACCTGTGGCCGGTACTGCCGCCCCTACTGGCACCCCTGCTACTGGTGCTGTGGCCGCTAGCGGACAACCTGCTGTGGCAGGTGCGGTGGCAAAAGACCCCAAACTGGCTGCCGCACTCAAGAAGAGTGCTGCCGGTCAATCATTAAATCCTGAAGAACAAAAACTTGTGGCCGGTGCCGCAATGATGCAGGCCGAAAGTCGTCTGCGTCGTGCAATGCATCGT